AGGAAGACTTGTGATGACTGAACAGGCATTCATCAGTTCTGCTGCACAAAAAGATGCATTCAATGACCTGGATGTTGAAGAATTTGAAATTGTCGCAACACTGGACAGTCACACTTCTGATATATGCAGGGAAATGGATGGAAAGCACTTCCCTATGAAGGATTTTCAACCAGGTGTCACTGCACCACCTTTTCATGTATGGTGCAGGTCAACAACTGTTCCATACTTTGATGATGAATGGGGCAGAAGCGGTGAAAGGGCAGCAAGGGGTGAAGATGGTAAAACATATTATGTTCCTGCTGATATGACATATCCTGAATGGGAAAAGGCAATGGTTGATGGTCAGACAGATGATTTGAAACCTGCTGTTCCTGATGGTATAATTAAATCAAAGAAGGAAACAATTCAAACCCTTGATAAACTGAAACAGTCAGGAATTCCTGAATCTGAATATGATGAATATTTAGGAATTATAAATAATCATGAAAATCCTGACATCATAAAGTTGTATAAACATCATGCGGATGAAATAACAAAAGTTAAAAAGACAAACAGTGGTTCATATTCACCTGTTGATAAATCACTGGTGTTTGATTATCCCAAGTATGATGACATGAACAAATATGGAACACTGGCACATGAATATGGTCATTTCTTTGATGCAGAAGTCAAATATGAAGGATTTCATTTCAATGAAATTCAAGCAGTTCAGAATGCAACTGGATTAAATGCAGCATTCAAAGAAGTTGCAAGTTCCAGTGATGAATTTCTTGCAGCAATCAGAAAAGACAAAGAACATATTAGAAGTATTTATACAACAGAAGCAAAAGCAGATTTAATTGCACATAATGCAAGTAGTGGTGTTCAAGATGCAATTGATGGTTTATTCCCAAAATCAAGAATCAGATGGGGACATGGTGAACGATATTATAATCGTAAATATGCAGACATTGAATTCATGGATAAACTGTCATCAGTAACTTCAAGAAAAAAGAAATTGCAACAGGTTTATAAAGATTTAGGACTTGATGCAAGCAATCAAGCAAAAGTAAAAACAATTTGCAGACAATATGAAGCTGCATCAGAAGCATGGGCAAACATTATGAGTGCAGAAGTTTGTGGTGGTGAAGCATTGGAATATGTGAAAAAGTACCTTCCAAACAGTTATGCTGCAATGCTTGATATTTTGAAAGGGGTGAAGTAAATGAATGAACTTGACAAAGCACTGGAACTTTATGAACAGACATTTGATGATTCATTCCCTATGTTTTCTATGGTGACAAAACCACCTGATGAAGTGGTGGACATCATCAATAAATGTGTTTCTGCAAAGAAAGATGTTTATGACATGGGTTATTTATCCTTAAATGATGATACCGTGTATTAGTATCTTGAAAAGCACCTGAAAGGGTGCTTTTTTAATGCGTTAAAATATCAGACCTATTGAAAAATTTATGAAGAAGAAAATGTGCAGAGGTGACACAGAAGTAACTTCCTTTCAATGGGTCTGATTTTTATTGACCTGGTGGAAGTCGAAAAAAGACACATTCAACAACAAATCTGATGCTGAAAGAACAGCGAAAACAAACTGAAAGGATGGTTTTGAACATGAAAAGAAAGTTTTTGGAAGACATGGGTTTAGAGAAGGAACAGGTTGACAAGATTCTTGATGAAAACAGTCAGGATATTGGAAAGGCAAAGGGTGATTCTGAAAAGATTCAGAAAGACCTGGATGCAGCAAATGCAGAAGTTGAATCCTTAAAGGGTCAGATTTCTGATAGAGATAAACAGCTTGAAACTTTGAAGAATTCCACAGGTGATGTTGAAGGAATGAAACAGGAAATTGCAAAATTACAGGCTGACAACAAAGCAAAAGATGATGCACATGCTGCTGAAATTAAGCAGCTTAAAATTGATGCTGCAATAGATTCTGCACTGACTGGTGCAAAGGCAAAGAATAACACTGCTGTCAAGGCACTTCTGAAAGACCTGGACAAGGCTGAACTTGCAGAAGATGGCACAATCAAGGGTCTTGCAGAACAGATTGAAGCATTGCAGAAGTCTGATGCTTATTTATTCGACACCACAACCAAAAAGCAGACCCAGGTGAAGGGTGCAAAACCTGGTGAATCAGGAAATGAAGATGGTGACCATGGGGTTGACACATCTAAAATGACTTATTCAGAACTTGCTGCTTATATGGCAGAACACCCTGATGCAAAAATTGATTAAATTTTAAGAAAGGAAAAGGTGAAACAAAATGGCAAAATTTGATTCCAAAAGTTTCAATCCCCAGGCATTCGGTGCTTATGTGAACCGAATTCCTAATGTAACTAAAAACGAACTTGCAAAGAGTGGTGCAGTCGGTTCTAATGAGCAGGCAAAGGCAGCACTTGCAAATCAGACTGGTTCTTTATATGCAAGAATCCCTTACTTTGGCAGAATTGATGGTTCTACCAGTCAGAACAATGATGGTGCAACCAGCATCACAAGCACTGGCACAACCACATATGAGCAGGGATTCATTGTGGCAAGCAGAATGGATTCTTGGACTGAAAGAAGTTTCAGCAAGAACATCACAGCAGGTGTTGACTTCATGGATAATGTTGCAGCACAGATTGCTGATTACAAGATGGATGTCAGACAGGCAATGCTGCTTGCAATCTTAAAGGGTGTATTCAGCATGAAGCAGGACACTTCTGTTGCAGGTAAAGCAGCAAAGGAATTCCTTGCAAAGCATGTTTATGACATCACTGTAAAGGGTGCAGAAGCAGGTCTTGTTGGTTCTGCTACTCTTAACAAGGCAATTCAGCAGGCTTGTGGTGATAACAAGAACATCTTCAAACTTGTCATCATGCATAGTGAGGTTGCAACAAACCTTGAAAACATCAAGCTGTTAAAGTACATGACACAGACTGATGGTGATGGTATTGAAAGAGAACTTGCACTTGCAACATGGAATGGAAGACTTGTTCTGATTGATGACAACATGCCTTCTGAAAGTGGTTACTATGCAGCATCTGCAAATGATGAAGGTGCTATGCAGATTAAGGAAAACGGTGCAACTGGTTCTGCTGAAATCAACCTTGCAGATGTCAAGAAGGGTGCATTCTATCCTGATGGTGCTGCTGCTGAACAGTATGTTGTTGCAGGTGACAAATACACCACATACACCCTTGGTGATGGTGCAATCATCCTTGATGACATTGGTGATGCAGTACCTTATGAAATGAGTAGAGACCCTAAGACAAATGGTGGTCAGGACACACTTTATGTGCGTGATAGATACATTTGCGGTGTTGATGGCATTTCCTTTGAAAAGCCTGCAAGCATCACTGCATCTGCTTCCAACACTGACCTTGCAAATGGTAACAACTGGAACATTATCAATGATGGTACAAAGGCAATTCCACACAAGGCAATTGCAATTGCAAAGATTGTTTCCAGGGGTTAATTGATGAAAGGGTGATGATATGGCACTGACAGATGAAACAAAGCAGTCCATCATCACAGCATTGGACACTTCCAGTCTTGATGAATCCTTCATTGAAGCGGTTCTGAAAAGACTGGATTCCTTTGGTTATGAAATCAAGGAATCTGATGCCTGGATGATTGGTTTTGCAATGCAGAAGGTGGAAAACACCATCAAGAATGAGTGCAATATATCTGAAATCCCTGACGGACTTTTTCACACAGCGGTGGACATGTCTTGTGGTGAATTCCTGTTTGCTAAAAAGCAGACTGGACAGTTAGAAATTGGTGACCTTGATTTGACTGGTGCTATTTCAAGCATCAAAGAAGGTGACACCCAGGTGAACTTCAATGGTGATGAAAGTGATTCTGACAAGGTTGACATCTTGCTGAATTATCTTCTAAACAGTGGAAAGGGGGAATTGGTGTGTTATCGAAAAATCAGGTGGTAAAGGCAAGGAAAGCAATTGAATCCATGTATGATGGTACTTGCACAATTACTGAATATCAAGAATACACCAAGGAAAACAAATCCACAGGACATCATGAAGTGGTGGTTTTGGAAGGGCAACCTTGCAGGTTGTCTTTTTCCAGTTTCCCAAATACAAATCAGACAGACACTGCTGCACAATTGGTTCAGACAATCAAGATTTTCCTTGCACCTGAAATCAGGGTGCAGGCAGGTTCAAAGCTGACTGTCACACAGAATGGTGTGACAACTGAATACAAATCCAGTGGTGAACCTGCATTGTATCAGACACATCAGGAAATTATGCTTGAACTGTTTAAGGGGTGGGCATAAATGGCAAGAAGCGGAACATTCAACTTCCAGGACTTTGAAAAAATCAAGAACAACCTGGAAAAACTGAACCAGGAACAGGTGGACTTGTTCATTGATGCTTGTGCAAAAGAACTTGCAGCAAGACTTCTTGCAAAAGTCATCAAAAGGACACCTGTTGGTGATTATCCAAACAGTTCAGGGAAAAAAGGTGGCACACTTCGCAGGGGTTGGACTGGTGGAAAGAATTCAAGTGCTGTTGCTTATGCTGATTCATTGACCATTCACCATTTTGGTGATGCTTATGTGATTGAAATTATCAATCCAGTGGAATATGCATCTTATGTTGAATTTGGACATAGAACTGCAAACCACAAAGGATGGGTCAATGGTCGGTTTATGCTGACAATATCTGAACAGGAAATTCAACAGGCTGCACCTGCAATCATAGAAAAGAAGCTGATGAAGCAGATGGGGGAATTGTTCACATGATAAATAAAATTATTGATGGAATCAGCATTTCCCTGAATGCTGAATTCGGTGATGATTACAAGATTTATACAGAATTCATTGAACAAGGCTTGAAAGAGCCTTGTTTTTCTATTGTTTGTGTGAATCCAACAAATGAATTGTTCAGGGGCAAGAAATATTTCAGGAAGAATCTTTTCTGCATCCAGTATTTCCCTAAAGGGGAAGACAAGCGGTCAGAATGCATGGATGTCCTGGAAAGAATGTTTGATTGCTTGGAAGTCATCAAAGTTGGTGAAGACCTGCAAAGGGGAACATCAATGCATGGTGAAGTGGTTGACCAGGTTTTGAACTTCTTTGTCAACTATGACATGTTTGTCTATAAGGTTGAAAGCACTGATGCAATGGAAACCATGGATTTGACATCAAATGTGAAAGGGTGAAGACATGACAAAAAGAAATAAAGCATCTGTTCTGAAATTCAGCAAGGAACAGATTGTTGCTTCCAAGAAATACAGTCCTTACAAGGACTTTTTCAATGGTAACTTGAAAACTGGTCGGATGTATTCAGAAGCTGAACTGAATGCACTGATTACAAAGAATTTTAAGAAAGGAACAGGTGAATAAAAATGGCACTTGGTGGTGGTACTTTTTTAACACAGAACAAGGTTCTTCCTGGTGCATACATCAATTTCATTTCTGTTGCAACTGCATCCACTAACATGAGTGATAGAGGATATGCAGCAATGGGTCTTGAACTTGATTGGGGTCAGGAAGGAAAGATTTTTGAAGTCACAAATGGTGATTTTCAGAAGAACAGTATGAAGATTTTCGGTCATTCCTATGGTGATGACTGCATGAAGGGTCTTCGTGACCTGTTCAAGAATATTCAGACCTTATATGCATATCGTCTGAATGGCGGTGGCACAAAGGCAGCAAATACTTTTGCAACTGCACTTTATGGTGGAACAAGGGGAAATGACATCAAGATTGCTGTCCAGGCAAATGTTGATGACAACCAGTTATTTGATGTTCAGACATGGCTTGATGGTGTTCTGATGGACACACAGACAGTCAAGAAAGCATCTGAACTTGTTGCAAATGATTATGTCACATTCAAGACATCTGCTTCCCTTGCGGTAACAGCAGCAACAGCACTTGCAGGTGGTACAGATGAAACTGCAAACACAGCAGCACATCAGGCATTCCTGGACAAGGTTGAATCTTATCCTTCAATCAATGCAATTGGTTATGTTGGAACAGACACTGCAACAAAAGGACTTTATGCTGCATTTGCTAAAAGAATGCGTGATGAAGTTGGTGTCAAGTTTCAGGCGGTTGTGTATGGTCAGGCTGCTGATTATGAAGGTGTTATCAATGTCAAGAACAAGGTTCTTGATGATGGTGCAAATGAAGCATCCCTTGTTTATTGGGTGACTGGTGTTGCAGCAGGAACTGCTGTCAATGCATCTGCAACAAACAAGATTTATGATGGTGAATTTGACATCAATGTTGATTATACACAGTCACAGCTTGAAGCAGCAATCAAAGCAGGTGAATTCACACTTCATCAGGTTGGTTCTGATGTGCGTGTTCTTACTGACATCAATTCCCTTGTCACTACAACTGCAAACAAGGGTGATGTGTTCAAGGACAATCAGACAATCAGAGTTTGTGACCAAATTGCAACAGACATTGCAAATCTTTTTGTGACCAAATACCTTGGTGTTGTTCCAAATGATGCAAGCGGTAGAACTTCCCTTTGGGCAGATATTGTGAAGCATCATGAGAACATGCAGAGCATCAGAGCAATTGAGAACTTCACAGATGAAGATGTGACTGTTGACCAGGGTGAAACAAAGAAGTCTGTTGTGGTTACTGACAACATCACTGTTGTGAACACTATGGAAAAACTGTATATGACAGTTTATGTGGCATAAGGAAGGGGTGAATCAGAATGTCAAACATTACCATGAAAGCAAAGGATTCTTTGTCTGCAAAGTTAGCTGAATGTTATGTGACAATCAGTGGCAGAAGATACAACTTCATGCAGGCAATCAACTTTGAAGCAAACTTTGAAAGAACCAAGACTGAAATCCCTATTCTTGGAAAGACTGGAATGGGTAACAAGTCAACTGGTTGGAAGGGAACTGGTTCTGCAACCTTCCATTACAACACCAGTATTTTCAGGGAAATGATGCAGAGATACAAGGACACAGGTGAAGATGTGTACTTTGAAATTCAGGTCACAAATGAAGACCCAACATCTGATGCAGGAAGACAGACAGTTGTCTTCATGGACTGCAACATTGATGGTGGTATTCTTGCCAAGTTTGATGCAGATGGTGAATATCTTGATGAAGATATGGATTTCACATTTGAGGACTTCAAGATGCCTGAAAAGTTCAACCT